GCTAATAAAACATGGCAGGAACTATACACTAACCCAGATAATGAATGCAGAGCATTTTATGTAGGCGTAACTAGAACTAAAAATAACTTGCATTTAATAAGAGGTAAAACCAGAAAGGAGTTTTTGTTTACATGATTAGATTTTTAAAAGGAGCACTAAAAGGTTATGACCCCAACATAAATGATTGGGACAAGCCTAACATAAGATATTTTGACGGTAAGAAAGTAGTAGGTAGACCAACGAAAGGTTTTGGAGATCCAGGTTCTGAGTTTTATTACGCAGGTAAACTGTACAAGCCAGAAATGTGGACACCAGAGATGGAAACAATTAAAAAACAAACAGAACTATTAGTTTATGAAAAACTAGGAAAAATTGTTAGGTTTACTTTTTGTTTGTGTGGACTATATAAAACAGGGGATCAGTCTATTCCTCATCACTCTGATACAGTACCTACTTTAGATGATCTCGTGGTTTCTATATCTTTTGGTGCTCCTAGAGTTTTTCAGTGGCGAGAATATAAACAAAACATTAAGGAATCAACCAACACAAGTGAAACCAACACAAAGTATGTAAATAAAAAATCTGATAGTCTATATCTATTAGAAGATGGGGATGTCATTATTTTTGATGGACATTCTCAAATGAAGACAACTCATTCTGTGCCTCAGGTCATAGGAACAGAAGAAAGAATTAATTTGACTTTTAGGACTGGATTGTGAGTAAAATTTTTAGCAATATGCTATACTTTCACTTTACTAGTAAAGTAATATATACCATATGAATATTTTTAAGCTAGACTCAACCACACAACTTTGTGCTGTAAACCACTGTGATAAACATGTATCTAAAATGATACTAGAGTCTGCTCAAATGCTTTGTACTTCATCATGGTCTTTAGGTGTAGAGGCACCTTATAAACCAGTACACCAAAAACACCCATGTACTCTTTGGGCTGGTAAAAGCCTACAGAACTGGCTTTGGCTTAAACAACTGGCTTTAGATTTAAATAAAGAATTTATGTACAGGTACGATAAAGACGTTTGGCATAAATCTGCAGAAATGGTGTACAGTTTAAAACACCCTGAAAAATTGCCAAATATTGGTCTTACAGAGTTTCCTCAATGTATGCCTGATGAGTATAAAGTAGAGGGAGACCCAATACAAGCATACAGAAAATACTATATAGGCGAAAAACATTTTGCTAAGTGGACTAAACGGGAGGTTCCTGCATGGTTTCAAATATAGAAAGGTTTTTTGGGTTTATGCAAGAGAGACACACAATATACGAAAAACGTAAACGTGGTGCACCTTTCCCGTGGACTAATGATGAGATACTACAGAAATATAGTTTTTGCAATGTTTATAGGGAGTTAGATAAAGTAACTATATGGATTAGGGAAAACTGGAAAGAGCCGTATGAACTTCATCCAAACTTACCGTTTGCCATGGCTGTTGCTCGTCAAATCAACTGGCCAGAAACTCTAGAAGAAATAGGTTTTCCTGAAGAGTGGGAACCAGAGCGTGTTAAGAAAATTATGCAAGACAGAATGGATAGGGGTGAAAAAGTTTACACAGGTGCATATATGCTAACAGGAACACTAGGTGGTACAAAAGTAGAACAAACAGTAGATAAAATTCTTACTCCACTATATAATAACCCACCAGAAATAATATGGGACTCTTTAGAAAAAACATGGAAAAACTATCTTCCTTATGCAGGATTCAGTGGGTTTATGGCGTATGAAGTCGTAACTGATTTAAGATATACATCGCATTTGTGTTTTGCCAAAGATATAACCACTTGGGCTAATGCAGGTCCAGGAGCAAAACGTGGCTTAAATAGAATACACGGAAGAAGCCTTAATCAAAGTATTAAGACAAAAGATTCTGTAAGGGAAATGAAAGAGTTATTAGATGTGGCTGATAATTACTACAACAGAGGGATATACTCTGGGTATCAACAACCATTTGAAATGAGAGAAATTGAACACTGCTTATGTGAATTTGATAAGTATGAAAGAGTTAGGTTGGGGGAAGGCAAACCTCGAGCTAAGTATAAATATAAAGGAGAATAGTATGCCAGCAGATTTTGATGATATAAAAAAATTAGCTAACGAAGACGTAAAACACCTTAAAAAAGCAGAAAAAAGTTATGGAGATAGTTGGATGTTAAGAGGTGGGGTAGGTGCATTTATGATGTTATGTCGTAAATGGGACAGAATAGAAAACCAAACGAAGAAAGAAAATTATGATATCTTCCAAACCGTTAAAAATGATTTAAGTAAAACAGGTATTTTAGATGATATAAGAGACTTAAGAAGATATCTACTACTAGTTGAATCACACACTACAAAGTATTACGGTGAAGAGTGGTTGGAAAAGGAAGCAAAAAGATACCAAGAGAAAAATGATGGGAAAATATGAATCAAGTTGAATTAATATTCACAGACATAAGGGCACAAGCAAGAGGACTACCTAAGTTCGCAACCGACGGTTCAGCAGGTTTAGATTTACGTGCTTGTGACGAAGCTACAATACCTGCAGGGAAAGTGAAAAAGTTCCCAATGGGTTTTCAAATATACATGAAAGACCCTAATATGTGTGCCATGATTATGCCACGGTCAGGGCTAGGGATTAAAGGTATTTTACCAGCTAATGTATTAGGACTGATAGACGCAGACTATCAGGGAGAATTGGTGGTTCACCTTAAAAACCATTCTCAAGAAGCCTATGTTGTTCAAAATGGGGATAGGATAGCTCAGCTTGCATTCTTACCTATTATACAACCAAATTTTAATATAGTCACTGAATTCAGTGAGATAACTGCTCGTGGTGAGGGTGGTTTTGGAAGTACAGGAAAAAGATAATGAAGATATATATACCGACAAGAGGAAGACCAAGTAACCAAGAAACGCTTAAATGGTTTCCTAGAGAAATGCAGACTGATGGATCAGTTGTGCTAGTTATAGACGAAGACGAAAAAGATAAGTATTGGAAATACCCAGATACACCTAAAATGATAGTACCTGAAGACTGTGTAGGTATTGGTCCAAAAAGGAAATACATTATAGAAAATACTGATGATCCTCATATAGTGATGCTTGATGATGATTTACGCTTTTACATCCGTAAAAGTCCTACCGATTGGCATTTACGATATTTGGAGTCTAGTGAGTACCCTGCTTTGTTTGGATTACTTGAAGAGTGGATGAAGCAGGGTTATGCTCACTGTGGGGTAAGTGCAAGAGAGGGTAATAACCGTGTAGAAGACCTATCAGTAGAAAACACTAGGTATATGAGAGTACTAGCGTACAACCTAGAGGCTTTTCCACCAGATATAGAATGGGGTAGAACACAAGTTATGGAAGATTTTGACATAGCTTTACAACTTTTAAGAAGAGGTAAACCTTGTAAAGTTAGTTTTTATTATGCTCAAGGACAAAAGTCTTCTAATGCTGCTGGTGGTTGTAGTGAGTGGAGAACTATAGACGTTCATAACGCAGGAGCAGAAAAACTACACGAGCTTCATCCTACTTGTGTTAAAGTAGTAGAGAAACAAACAAAAACTGCCTGGAACGGTCTTCCTCGTAAAGACGTTATAATAGGTTGGAAGAAAGCATTTAAAGAAGGAGTGGAAAATGAAAATTCTTGACGTAAGAAACGTACATGACGCATTACTACGTGGTTTAGATCTGCTATACCATGAAGATCGAAAAACTGAAAGCAGAAACGGAGCTGTGTATGAGTCTTCCACACCAGTTACAACAATATATAAAAGACCTAAGGAAAGAGTTATATTTTGGAAAGATAGAGATGCTAATCCATTCTTTCATTTAATGGAAAGTTTATGGATGTTAGATGGAAGAAATGATCTAAAGTTTGTACATCAATATAATAAAGGTATGGAAAACTACAGTGATGACGGAGTAACTCTTCATGGAGCTTATGGTTGGCGTTGGTGTTCTTATTTTACATACAATCAGCTTGAAGTTATTATCGATAGATTAAAGAAAGACCCTTACGATAGAAGATGTGTGTTACAAATGTGGGATCCTGTTGAAGACTTGGGCAGAGACGGTAAAGACGTTCCTTGTAATACTTGTATATATTTTAAAATAGACTATGAAGGCAGACTACAGATGACAGTTTCTAACAGGTCTAACGACATAATTTGGGGAGCTTACGGTGCTAACGCTGTGCATATGTCTATACTCCAAGAGTATATGGCTGCTTGCATTGGTGTGCCTGTGGGTAAATACTATCAGGTGAGTGATAACTTTCACGCCTATGAAGAAAAATTTAAGGAACTAACAGAAACATTTATTAAAAAAGATTCTTTTGATATAGAGTCGCAACTAAGACTCATGGAATTAAACCCTTACACATCAGGTGAGGTCCAGTCATACCCTATGGTAAATGTAGGACAACACCTTTGGAATTTAGAGCTTATATTATTCTTAGACAGAAAACCATTTGAAAAGATAGATTTCACTGAACCGTTTTTCAGTGAAGTAGCTGTACCTATTCAGGATTCATGGTGGCTTCATAAACAAGGTAAAACCGATGAAGCCATGATTGAAATACAAAAATGTGCTGCCAGTGATTGGAGAAAGGCTTGTTGGGAATGGTTTAGCAGAAGAATAGAACAATAAAATAAGGAGTAGCTATGATTAAACAATGGTCATATAGCAGATTAAGTTGTTTTGAAAAATGTCCTAAACAGGCAGAGTTTAGATACATTAAGAGAATAAAAGAACCTGGAAGCCCAGCAATGGATAGAGGAAAAGAGATACATAAACTTTGTGAAGATTTTATACGAGGAAACCTGGAAACTATCCCTCCTCAGATTAAAGACTTTGAAGATGCGTTTATGGTTTTAAAAGACTTATACCTACACGGTCATGTAATTTGTGAAAGTGATTGGGCTATTGATAAAGATTGGAATAAAACAGGTTGGTTTGAAGATGATACTTGGGGCAGAGCAAAAGTGGACGCTTTTGTATATGAAGAAGGAACTAGTAAAGAAGCTCGTGTGATAGATTTTAAAACAGGAAGATACGACGGTAATCAAGAAACACATAAAGAACAATGTGAGCTATATGGAGCTATAGCACTTAAAAGATACCCAGAACTAGAAAGCATAGTTACAGAAATGTGGTATCTAGATCACGGTAAGATAGATAGGTACATCTATACACCTGAAAGTATAAAAATAAAACAAGAAAGAATTAACCTTAGAGCAATAGCTATGACTACAGCCGAAGAGTTTCCAGCTAACCCATCAAAGTTTAAATGTAAGTGGTGTTATTTTGGCAAACAAAACATGTGTAGAGAGGCAGAAGTATGAATAAGGAAGCCCATATCCAAGTACCACTTATAGAACCAGAAACTGATTGGTGTCCACCTGTTTCTTTTCCTGATTTAACAGACCAAAAAGAAATAGCTATAGACCTAGAAACATGTGACCCTTGGCTCAAGACCCATGGTCCAGGCTGGGCATTTAAAGACAGAGGATATATCATAGGTATAGCTGTAGCTACTTCTGGGTGGAAAGGTTATTTCCCTATAAAACACACTATGGGTCCAAATTTAGATGAACAGGTTGTTCGTAGATGGTTACAAAAACAACTAGACGCACCTAACGCTAAAATATTCCATAATGCACAATATGACGTTGGTTGGTTAAAAGCAGAAGGATATACAATCAACGGAACTATACACGATACCATGATGGCTGCACCTTTGTTAAACGAAAATGAGTACAGTTACTCCTTGAACAGCATAGGTAAAGAATATCTAGGAGAAGAAAAAGATGAGTCTTTATTAATAGAAGCAGCACAAGCATGGGGTGTAGATCCTAAAGCTGACATGTATAAACTGTCTCCTAATTTTGTGGGTCAGTACGCTGAACAAGACGCAGACCTCACCTACAGGTTATGGCAGATTTTAAAGAAAGGGATAGAGGAAGATGATATAAGTGATATTTATACTACTGAAAGAAAACTATTGCCTGTTCTTATAGATATGAGAATGAAAGGTGTAAGGATAGATATAGAAAGAGCTCAACAAGTAAAGAAAGAGCTACTTAAAAAAGAACAAAATATAGTAAAAGAAATAAAAAGATGGTATGGGGTAGAACCTGACCTATGGGCAGCACAGTCCTTATCTCAAGTGTTTGACAGAGCTGGTCTTCAATATCCTACCACACCTAAGACTCAAGCACCTAGTTTTGTAGCAAGTTGGTTAGAAAACCATGACCACAAACTGCCTCTCGCTATAGCTCAAGCAAGAAAACTAAACAAAGCCAGAACTACTTTTATAGATAAAATGATTATGGGTCACTTAGTTGATGGTAGAATACATGCCGAACTACACCCTTTAAGGTCAGATAGTGGAGGAACTGTAACTGGAAGATTTAGTGGAAGTAATCCTAACCTGCAACAAGTACCTGCTAGAGATCCTATGATTGGTAGTTTAATTCGATCTTTATTCATACCAGAAGAAGGTAAGCACTGGGGTTGTTTTGACTACTCTCAACAAGAACCTAGACTAACCGTGCACTATTCAGTATTAACTCAACAGGACGGAGCTGAAGAAGCAGCCAAAGAGTATGAAGATAAAAACGCAGACTTTCACCAGATTGTAGCAGATATGGCTAACATAAGCCGAAAGGAAGCTAAGACTATTAATTTAGGACTTAGCTACGGGATGGGCAAAGACAAACTTGTTGAACAGTTAGGTATAAGCAAAGAAGAAGCTGAACTATTATTTGACCAGTATCATGAAAGAGTACCTTTTATCCGTGGTCTAAGAGACTCTGCTTCTCGTATGGGAGCTAATAGAGGGTATGTAAAAACATTACTCGGTCGTAAGTGTAGGTTTAATCTATATGAACCGTTTGATGAAAGAAAGACACCACTCCCTCTAGACCAAGCTACGGAAGAGTATGGAGGAAGACTTAAAAGATCTTATACATATAAAGCAATGAACCGTTTAATACAAGGGTCAGCAGCAGACATGACTAAAAAAGCTATGTTAGATTTATATGAAGAGGGAGTATTAGCTCATACACAAGTACATGATGAATTAAATATTTCAGTTACAGATAAAAAAGAAGTAGAAAAGATATCTGAAATAATGAGAGATTGTGTAGAATTAAAAGTACCTAACATAGTAGATGCTGAAATAGGGTCAAGTTGGGGAGATGTAAAAAACTACAAGGAGTATTTTAATGAGTAAAGAACTTAACGCAATGTATTTTAGAATTTTTCTAGATTATGAAAAAAGCTATTCTACTAGAACGCTCGAAGATATCGGTGATCAATGGGGTGTGACTAAACAACGAGTGTGGCAAATAGTGAGGTTTGGTAAATTAGGTGGGGGAGATTATTACAAAGGGTTAGATCTGTATAATAATCAATTGAAAAGATTTAAGGTCAAACACCCTGAACTGAGTAAAGCAGAACTAAACGGTCTCATGAGAGATTGGTTAAAAACTAAAAGGATAAGGTTAATAAAAAATGGGAAAAATAAACTCAAGAAATAAAGGAGCTTCTTTTGAAAGAGAGGTTGCTAAACTAGTAAACAACTACTTTGAAGAAATCGGTTTTGATTTTAAAGTTAAGAGAAACTTAGAACAATACCAAGAAAAGGATTTAGGTGATTTAAATATGCCTAACCATACAATTGAATGTAAACGATATGCCTCTGGTAATTGGTATAAAGAAGAGTGGTGGAAACAGGTGTGTGATTCATGTGGTGAAACCATACCTGTGCTAATATGGAAGTATAATCATCAACCAATGAGAGTGTGTGTTCCTCTTTGGTCTATAGACCATACTTGTGAAGTTAAAGATAATTCAGTGACTGTGGTACTTAAATTTGAACATTGGCTGAAATATGAACTTGCTTATAATCTAGGCGATCATGCTATACTTTAACTTTATGTTAGCTATCCTATCACTATGAAACTAGCCCCATACTTGGTCAAAAACTTTTTGCTTACTATAAAAGCAGAATGGATGCTTGACAAAACAACTCTAGAAATGACGAAGGATGCTTTCCCTAGTTTAAAAGAGTTTCAAGAAAGTGAGGGGGAGAAAGACGTTAAAAATGTGCTGCAGGAGTATGTTACCGATCACGGTAACGATATATATTCGGTACCTCTATTTACTCAGGAGTTTTGCGACACTATGTTAGACGAAATTGAAAATATGAAAACACATTTTAATTTTAGTCCTAACGAAGACGAGGATGCTCTAAGGCAAATACCTGAGATAGTTTTGCATGAAAAATGCCCTGAAGTATTTAACTCTATGCTTGGCGTAGTTTTTAACGTCATGAACCCCATATTTATGTCTATTTGGCAGAGGTATTGCAGTGCTGCTGCAACTATACAGATTGCTAATTATAATGTAAAAGATAAGAAGCAAGGAGCGTGGCACCACGACCAAACAGCAGACATAAGTATGGTGGTTCCATTAAACACTGGAGACTATAAAGGTGGCGGAACAGAGTTTCATAACCGTGGAACAGTGAAACCATTGCCTAGTGGGCATGCTTTATTTTTCCCTAGTTTCACACACATGCACCGTGGACTGCCTGTTGAAGAAGACGGAGACAGATATCTACTGGTGTTTTGGCTCTATGGAGGTGGAGAAAAATGATAGAAGATAAAAGATATGTAATCAAACCGAGTTTATCAGATGCCATCGATCTTTTTGATCAGCTTGGATATACTGTGAAAGTGGATTTTGGTGAAAAACGTGAAGGCTATTACTCGTACGATGGCTATCAGCAAATACTTGATAATGTTAGAATGATTATTCGAATGAGTGCACCAGAAGAATCAGTTATCAAGTTGGTTAAAGAAATAAACAAGTTTGAGGACGAACTTACAGAAATAATAGACGGTCGTCAAAACGATTTGTCCTTTACTAAAGAATAGAAGTAAATTAAAGTATATAGATACTAAAGTTTGTATGGCTGTGATGGGGTGAAGACGCGTCGCCAGATACTAGTCCTGGCAATGACTCATAGAAACAGGAGCAGACCTTGAGCTCACAGCCGTACATTTTAATAGGAGATAATTAATGAGACAATCAGAGTTTCAAGAGGGTGTGGAGATACCAGAATCTGTACCAAGAAATAATAAATACAATCTACATAAGATGACTGTTGGGCAACATTTTTATTGCGAAAACTATACCCCAGAAGACATACAAAGGTTACGGATGGCTATTTGTAATTACGCCAGAAGAAACAACAAAAAATTTATCACTCGTAAATTAGAAGACGACCAAGGGGACAAGTTTTTAGTCTGGAGAACTGAGTGAGTAAAAAACTTACACCTAAACAAGAAAAGTTTGCTCAGAATGTTGCTAAAGGCATGAAGAAGAAAGATGCAGCAATCAAAGCAGGGTATAGTGAGAAAAATGCAGCACGTGCAGGAACAATGCTCACTAGCGAATCAAACCCAGAAATTCAAGAACGTATCCATAAACTGCAAACTGTTGCTGCAGATAAAGCATCTTTAAGTTTAGGAAACCACCTAGTTGATCTCAAAGAAATTAGAAACGGAGCCATGCGTAATGGTGCGTGGTCTGCTGCTGTTACTGCAGAAGTTGCACGTGGTAAAGCAGCAGGATTGTATGTCAATCGTAGTGAACTAACTGTGAATAAAGTTGACAGCATGACAAAAGATCAAGTTTTATCAAGGATGAAAGAACTTTATCATCAATCTGACGGTGTTTTACCCTTTGGTAAAATAATTGACATAGATATTGACGAAAAACCTTAAATTTTATAGTTTTCTAAAAAATCAAGGACTGCATTTCCTCTCTGCTTAACGCATTATTAGTAAGTAATACCTATGCCGAGGGTACTATTAGACATAATTATAGAACCTATCTGGGAACCTTTTAGCAACTTAGTCCTTATATTCTTTAAGTAGAACTTTACTTTTATTTACTTCCGCCTTAATATTTATGTAAGGTTAAATTTTAGCTTGGTATTTCCTAAGTTATTCATTATTAATATCAACTCATGTTTAACCCTAGAGGAACATACAGCTTAATTCCTAATTTAAAATTTTTCATGTGTGTGTTCCTCGACTTTTACTGGGGAGTATTATGGAAGAAGTATTTGAATATAATAACAATGCTAACTACGATGTTAATTTTCGTATTTGGTACAGTATGAATTGTAGAGAGAGAAGAAACTATGGTGAGGAACTGCTAAATGAAAAAGAAGCTAAAACAACTTTTGATAAAATGTATTCACTTTCTCACACCATAAAAATAAACAAAGAGGGCATACTAGAAGACGTACTAGTAAGAGATGAGTAAAGAAGAGTATTTACTAGACACAATTCTTAGTATTGCCACTGAACCTAAGAAAACCAAACGAAAAGAACAACATTGTATTGTTTGCAGCAAAGACCTGCCTAAATATAAAACCAAGTTTTGTTCGGATGAATGTAGGTATCAACGTTCTTTAGAAGACTATAAAAGTCCCATTAAAGAACAAACAGGACACCACAATGTACCCTTTT